AGTATATTCAGATAATATCGAGTTTGATTATTTGTTTGATGAAATATAACTATTAAGAATAAAATAATTATTAAGTAAAAAAGTTATATAATATCATATAACAACAAAGGACATAAATGAAAAAGATTTTAGGAATAGACATCGGATTCGGTGATATCAAAGTTATCTACGGAACTTCTGATGGAAACATTATAAAACAATTCAAGTTTCCATCAGCTATTGGTGTAACAAAAAGAAACGAATATGTAGCAGATAATCGTATTTATGATTATAAAGAACATTCATACTATATTGGTGAAAATGCAAACCATGTTCCATCTGATAATCGTATTGATATTTCGGATTATAAGAATTTAGAGTATTATGCACCATTATTTATTTATCATACATTACAACAAATTAACGACACACCAGATGTTATTGTTGCTGGATTGAGCAAAGCACAGATTAATAATTCAGGTTATTTCAAAGAAGCATTGCAAAAATTTACTATTAATGATGACGAATTTACATTTGATGAAGTATATGTATTACCACAAGGCGCTGGAGCTAAATTGACTATTGATAAATATGGCTCACATTTTCCACAAGAACAAGACGAATTTCTTGGAACTACTACATATGTTGGGTGTGATATTGGCTTTAATACTCTTGATATGTTTATGGTAACAAACGGAAAAACATCTCCAGCACTATTTGAGGGAATTGAAAAAGAAGGAGTAATGAAAATTGCTACCTTAGTTGCTAGAAAAGTTAAAGAATTACACGGAAGAACTATTGGTCTACACGAAGCAAAAACAGTTATCGATACCGGTGTTTATAGACTTAGGGGTCAAAAACACGATTTCAAAGAATACGTTGAAGAAGTTAAAAAGACATATCTTAAAGATTTATTAAAACTTATTGAATCAAAATATGGCAAAGTTTTAGATCAGTGTGATTTTATTTCCGTTAGTGGTGGTGGAAGCGCTATGTTTAAATCTACAGATGATGGGTTTATCCGTATCCCAAGCAGCAATCACGAATATTATAATTCGATTGGCCAATATGTATGGGGATGCTCAAAATAATGAATAAAGAGGATTATAGATATTTAATTCAAAATGAAAACACAAATACTGTTATAAAAGTATTATTTGATAATATTGAATATCTTGTTGATCCTTTTGCGATGAAAAGATACGATCCAGAAAAGGATATATTATACACTAAAAATGATGCGCAGTACGAAATTTTTCGTAAGAGAGTATCGGAAGGAACCCCTATAAAAAATTACAAAGGTTCAAAGTATTATAAAATGTATTTAGAACGTGCAAAAAAAGAAAATCCTGAATTATTATTTCAATAATTTTAATAAAAATTTATGTATAATAGATACATAACAAAACAATAAAACACACAAAGGACATAAATGTTAAATCAAAACACAATTAATGTATTATCTGCAATGAACAGTATTACAAATTCGGCGATATTAAAATATCCTACATCAATCTTAAATAATTCTGCAGGGGATGTTGTAGTTAGTCTTAATATGGAAACATTAGATGCGGACGAATTTCCAGAAATTGGAATTTACAATCTTTCGGAATTTATTAGCACATTTAAACTATTTGATGAATACGAATGTAACATTACTGACAATGTTATTAATATTACTAGCGATGACAGCGCTATTCAGTATTTAACAACAAATACTAATGTTTTAGAAAACTTCAACAAGAAAGAAGATTTATTTACAAGCACAGAAAATGTGACAACAGTTTCTTCTTTTACTCTGACAAATGATGATATGAAAAGAATTAAACAAGCATCTGGTGTATTCAAAGATTTATCGGATATTATTATCGAATCAAAAGATGGCGATATTAATGTGAAACTCGGAAGTACTAATAATTTCAATGCCAAATCAAATTCATTTAGTATCAAAAAATCTGGTATTAACAGTGCAAAAGAATTTGTGGTAAAAATTCCAGCGGAAAATTTTAACACACTACCTGCTAGTGAATATAATTTCGAAGTTAAGTATAATGAGCAAAGAGATGCTTACAGATTGCTTGTAAAATCTGCAGAAATAGATATGAAAGTATTGATGGCAATTAAAAAATAACATTTTGTCTTTGTGCTTTTTAGTATTGAATAATATAAATAAAAAGTATAAAAGACATTGTCCCTCGTGACATTAAACGGCATTAGGAATAGTCCACGAGACTTAAAAAGTATAACCGAAAGAAGCACACGAGGCTATATAAAAACGAAGTCCATGAGACACAAAAAGGAAAAAACACATGACAAATACTACAGCAGCAAACGCATTCGATTTCGACGCACTAAAAGAAGCAGTTGGCGCAGACCCGTTCGCAAAACAAACCAATAAATTTGCAAAAGATGAAAGATTCTACACACTATCAAAAGATAAAGATGGCAATGGCGCAGCTCTTATTAGATTTCTCCCAGATTCTGAAAAAAGAATGATTATCCAAATGAATAAAATCAACACAACTATTGTTAAAAATGGTAAGAAAAGATTTGTATCAGAATATACACCCGCTACTATTGGACTGCCTTGTCCGTTCCAAGAAAAATGGCAAGAACTATGGAATGCCGGCGATAAAGAGGGTGCTAAACTTTATGGTAGAGGTATTAGATATATCACTAACATCAAGGTTATTAAAGACCCGGCAAATCCAGAAAATGAAGGTAAAATCTTTTTATATGATATGAGCGGATCAATCAACTCAAAACTTGAAAAAGCACTAAACCCGTCAGATAACGATATTGCACTCGGAAAAACCGCTAAACAACTATTTAATCCTATCAAAGGAAATAGTTTTAGACTTGTTGCACAAAAAGGTGCTAATGGACAAATTAATTATGATGCGTCCGAAGTAGTTCCTGAAGAAACTAGCATATATGCAACAGTCGAAGAAGCGGTCAATGATATTAATAACAACACATACAAATTATCCGATCTTCAAAAACCAGAAAATTTCTTATCATATGATGAACTTGTTAAGAAAATGCAATATGTAACATTTGCAGACCAAACACCTCAACCAGCTCAACCAGCACCAGTTGCAGAAGGTGTACAACCAGCACCAGTTGCTCAACCAGCACCAGTTGCTCAACCAGTTGCAGAAGGTGTACAACCAGCAGTTGCTCAACCAGCTCAACCAGCACCAGTCACAAACGCAAACGACGATTTAGACGCAATTCTTAACGGATTAGTTTAATCAAAAAAGTTAAAGTTCCATCCGGAACTTTACATTAAAGGAATAATATATGATTTTAATCGATGTTAGTTCCATATTACATAGAATGATTTTTGGTACTACAAATAAAAGCAACAATCTTAAAATAGTCAATGGAAAATATGTGACAGAAGATTATATTAAACTTACTATGTATTATATAATATCAGAGATAATAGACAATCAAATAAAATATAGTAATTATGGCGAAGTTGTTTTGTGTTTTGACGATTATAAAAAAGAATATTGGCGAAGAGACATATACCCAAATTACAAATTAAGTCGTAGAGCACATTCAACAAAAGACGATAACCCAGTAAATTACACTGAAGTTTATAGTTATACAAATGAATTGTTTGAACAATTAAAAAAGAACACGCCGTGGAAATGTATTTATGTTAATCGGGCAGAAGCAGATGATATTATTTTAGTGCTTGCTAAAGAATTTTATCAGGAAGGTGTCTTAATACTTTCTCCCGATAAAGATTTTTTACAAGCTCAACGTTTACCGGGGATAAAACAATATTCATCACTAACAAAGAAATGGCTTGTGCCGGAAACTAAGCACGGAAATATGGAAAATTGGATTTATAAGCATTGTATGCTTGGTGACGTATCCGACGGTGTTCCTAAAGTTGTTGACCATACAGAGTTTTCTGATGAATTTAAGAAGCATCTTATAAATCTTGGAAAACCTACAGAAGTTGATAAGTTCAGAAAATTGCCAAGAGAAGAAAAGGCAGAAGTATTACTTGTCTATGACACACATTCATACAACCGTAAGGGACAAGACATTGGTTTAGATGTTTACAAAGAAATAAGATTTGGAGAATCACATATAACAAAAATTTTAAATGGTGAATGGAAAAAAACACAAATTGTAAATGAATTGAAAGAAAGAAAAAAAGAAATTACACAAACAATTAAGATTACATCGGATAAAGAAAAAAAGAAAGAACTAAGAGGGAAATCAAAAGAACTTACAGAAAAAATAAAATCTGTTAAGGCTGTTCCTAGTGCTGATAATCTAAATGAGTTTCTTGATTCACATCCTTTATACAGGGAACATTACGAGAGAAATTTTACATTGGTGATGGAAGAAGGTATTCCTGATTATATTAGAATAAATATACTGATGGAATATAGAAATGCCGATGAAACATATAATGAAGAAGAATTTTGTAAATTCTTAGCAGATAGTGGGTTATACACTATAATTTCAAAATTACCGTTTAAGTCATCCATTAAATTGGATATCACAAATTGTGGCTGGGATTTTTAAAATTTCAGTTATAATTTAGCAAAGGAAATAAATGCAAAAACAAAATAAAACAGTCATTCTAATTAATGGATTGCCAAGAGCAGGAAAGGACACTACTGCTGATTATATTGTTGAACATTATAGTGCTACAAAAATGTCATTCGCTGAACCGTTGAAAAGTATCGTTGCTAATACATTTGATATTACATTAGATGAATTAGAAAATTATAAAAATAATACAGAGGATTTTGGTGTCGAAATAATTAAAATAAAAGATTATCAAAGACTTGATGATAGCGAAACTATAAAATTCATAAATTTTCGTGATATTTTAA